ACAATAGAGGGCAACACTTCCGGAAGTGGCAGCCAAAGAAACGGCGGCGAAGTCATGCGAAAGAAACGGCAATACTCCAAAGGTGGTTCCATCGTGGGATTCGGAAGGCCTGAGTTTAAGGAGCAAGCGTGAGCAAGCACACAATAAAAACAATCAAGCAATTACTAGGCTCATGGGCGAGAGCATTTCTAGCCTCTGTCATCGCCTTTTATCTAGCTACAGGAACAACAAGTTTAAAGGCGTTGGCCGGAGCTGGCCTAGCCAGTGTTTTGCCACCGATGTATCGCTATCTGAATCCGAAGGATTCGCTAGGTCGATGATCCGAGCTGTCGCTCTAGGTATCGCGGCGGTCTTTCTACTGGGAGGGTGTGGATATGACGGAAGCATCAGATATCCCTGTCAACAATTCCAGAACTGGGAAACCGCCGCATGCCAAAAAGGTGGAGCGTGTGATGCGGATGGCACATGCACAACAGACCTCCTGGATCGATAGGGTGAATAGCAAGCCGCAACGCAGACTTGCACCAGAGGACATTCACGCCAGGCTGATCCTGATCATCGGCGCGACCCTGGCCGTCACCTTTCTAGTCCTCGTATTTTCAGCTTGTTATGCGCTCGTATTCGTCACACAGCCGATGAAGCAGTCTCCAAATGACGCTGCCTTTATCGACCTGCTCAAGACCCTAGCTATCTTTCTCACCGGCTCTCTAGGGGGCGTACTGGCCGGAAATGGGCTCAAGGGCAAGGCCAAGCCGGAGGAGCTCAAGAAGTAGCCATGTCCGAGCTGCGCGCCACGCCGATATAAGGCAGGACTTGCAGATCTGTGTAGATACGCTAAAGTTGTATCTACGAGGCAGGGAGCCTCTACGGAAGGCAGGATCTAAATGAGCACTCACGCACTAATCGGAGTCAGAACTTCGACTGGCTATAAAGCAAAGTTTATTCATTGGGATGGATATACAAGCAACATCATTCCGATCGTTAAAAATGTCATCAGCAGAAGCGAAACCTTTCATCAAGCGACAGAGCAGCTTCTAGCGAATCATTGGTCAAGCCTCAATAAAGAAGTGGGAGCCAATCACGAAGTCACTTGGTACACCGAGACCAACGATATTGATGCTGAGTATCTTTACATACTTGATGACTTCGAAGTACAGACATTCGTGCGCGATCTTGAAATCGGTTGGGTACAGATCAATCTAAATAACAAGATTGCGGTGAGTGCATAATGACCGAATTAAGTTTTGAGAACAAAACATACTTTTGGCTCTGCACTTGTGGCAGAAAAGGCAGACCTTTAATCTGGCATAAATGTGTCAGAGCAGGTCTTAGACATCATCAAGAGCACAAAAGAAAATTAGAATGGGACTTCGATTTTGATTGTCAGGTCGCCTCAGATGTAAAGGCAAAGGTGAGCGCATAATGCCAACCAAACCAATGCTCATCATCTGCTCATGGTGTCAATCCAGAACACGAATGGATCAGAATAAATTATGGTGGAACTTCGATGACCCAATCTGGGCAGATCCGATTGGGTACTGCTCGGAGGTTTGCATCAAGCAGGCGCAGGCGATGAGGGAAGTATTGCGCAAGCATGTCGTGGAGCCAGCATGACAAAACTCTGCCCCATGTGCGGTCGCACAAGTGAGAGATGGGTCAATCGCTGGTATCAGTATGACAATGGCCAGCAGTTCATGGCTTACGCATGTCCAGAGTGCGCAAAACTTCACGATGAACTCGTGAGCATTTAGATGATCCGGAGGCTGAGAGCATTCAGAGTTGAGGATGCTCTCTGGGATCAGGCGATCGAGAAGAGTCAGCTCGAAGGCATCACAGTCAGTGAGATACTGCGCGATGCACTAGATCAATATGTGAAGGCATCTACAGCAAAGAAACGGAAGTGAAATGAGCAGCTATATCCAACGAGATGATTTTGCGACTATGGCGATCGTGACTCCATCAAGAGGCAGACCGGAGAACATTGCACAGCTACAGCGAGCTCTCTCAGATACTTTCACCACATCACCTCTTTGGGTGGTCTGCGATGATGATGATCCGACTCTGGAGCAGTACATGGAGACGGCAGAGAACTTGATGGTGTTCCCCAGAGAGTCAAAGGGCATGGCGAGACCGCTAAATCTCGGAGTGCAGCAGCTGTTGCGAGAGCACCAGTTCTCGCACTTTGCGTTCCTGGGCGATGATCACCGACCACGCACGATCCGATGGGATCAGATGTGGATCGATATGCTGCAAGATCATGGTGGGCTCGTGTACGGGGATGATTTATTTCAGCACGAGAATCTGCCAACGGCGGTGGGGATGGAGGGCAGGATCGCCATGCAGCTCGAAGGCATGGTTCCAAGTGGCCTGATCCATTTGTACCTGGATAATTTTTGGAAGCAGCTCGGTGAGGATCTAAATAAATTAATGTATTTGCCGGACTGCATCATCGAGCACATGCACCCGTTGATTGGCAAGGCTGAGGTCGATGAGGGATACATCAGAGTCAACGCGCCAGAGATCTACGACGCAGATCGACTTCGCTTCACGCAGTACATGGCATCAGCCGAATATCAAAGTTTGCTAGCGGCGCTTTGATGATACTCATAACCGGATCGGAAGGATTCGTAGGAACGCACTTTAGGAAGGCATTGGCTGGCAACATTCATTGCATCGATATCAAAACCGGCGTGGATGCTCGTGACTTCTTTCGCGCAGATCAAACTCAGTACGATCTGGTGATCCATCTTGCAGCTGTAGTAGGAGGCAGGATGATGATAGAGGGCTCACCTTTATCTCTGGCTGTGGATCTGTCGATCGATGCGGAGATGGCATCCTGGGCGATGCGCACCAAGCCGAAGCACATTCTCTACTTCTCATCAAGTGCCGCGTATCCGATCAAGCACCAGTCAGGTCTGGTATCACATCGTCTAGTCGAGACAGATATTGACTTTGACGCGATTGATACTCCGGACATGGTCTATGGGTGGGCAAAACTTACCGGCGAAATGTTAATGAACAACCTACGGCGCGAAGGTGCATCAGTCACTACGCTGCGACCCTTCTCTGGATACGGAAGCGATCAGTCACTCGACTATCCATTCCCATCTATCGTAGCCAGAGGCATCCAAAGGCAAGATCCATTCATTATCTGGGGCTCGGATCGCACCACACGAGACTGGATACATATCGATGACATCGTTGAGGCAAGCCTAAAGATGGCGAAGTTTCGAGTAAATGACACGATAAATCTCTGCACCGGAATCGGTACATCTTTCCGCACTTTGGTCGAGATCATCGCGCATCAGCTCGGATATCGGCCTGAGATCATGGCCGATGCGACAAAGCCGAAGGGCGTGGCCTACCGCGTAGGCGATCCACGCAAGATGTACGCATACGCACAACCAAAGATCTCCATCTCTGAAGGCGTGGCAAGAGCCCTGTCTGACATCGGGATGGCGTAACATAAACAACAGACTGGAAGGAGTCTAGAATGAGCAATATCGAAATCATCACCCTATCGATACTAATCACCGCAACAATCATTATGAGCATGGTGATCGGGTACTCGCTAGGACACCGCGATGGCAAGACCATCGGGTACGAACGAGGCAAAGCAGTCAACAGACATGTGAGTGCCAAATGACCACACACCTAGAACACGCTCTGAGCTACATTGCAGAGGGCTGGTATGTGCTGCCACTTAAAAAGCGTGACAAAGTTCCATACTTTCCCTTTGCACCACAGGGATACAAATCCGCAACCAATGATCCTGAGACAGCGATCAGATGGTGGAGCGCGGAGCCAGAGCTGAACATTGGGATCGCATGCGCCATGTCTGGCCTCGTGGTCTTTGATGTAGATGAGCGATCCGGTGGCACACCGCAGGGGCTCGCACCCACGCTGACAGTACGCACCGGAGATGGCTTCCACTTCTACTATGAAACCAAAGATGGCGCGACCTTCCCTGGCAAGCTGCGGCAGGGCGTAGATATTAAACACAACGGATATGTGGTAGCACCACCATCTATCCATCCGAGTGGCGCGGTGTATCGCGTAGTGAGTCCAACCGTAAAGAGAAGGGCAGTCGCGTGA